TTGTTTTGATTTTTCTCAGGCGGTAGATCTAAAGACAAACGCATTGATGGATTTTTCCTCTGTGTGTGATTTATGCCTTTGATACGCCCAAGCGGTTTCACTTATGAGCATTTCTAAAACGGTTTCAATTTTTTTGTTTATTTCGTCCATTTTATATAATAAAAAGAGCCGCCCCTAATTCAAGAGACGGCTCTGCTAATTTTCTATTTAATTTGCTTGGCTTTGCGCCATGCTGTACGATGATAAGATATCCAATCCATAAGAGCTTTTTCAAAACCGATGTCTTCACCAGCCTTTTCCGATTCGAGCCACTTATGTTTTTCTATCTCATCACGTTCTGCCATGTATTGTTTAAAAACAGAATTCTTATTCACTAGATCTCTAGTTTGTAGTCCATCTGTTAGTGCATAATATAACCAAGCGCTTGCTTTATCTGGATACATCATAACAATATATATTACAGTTATATCGGCAAAAAATTACAATAATTATGTCACAAAAGTGTAAATAATGTCAAATGGCCAAAAAAAATGATCTCACCCCAGAACAAGCGCAAGAAATAATAAAAAAATTTTGCGAACCACCTTATAACGCTGAAGAAATCAGATTAAAGGATGAGGTGCGTCTTGTGCTGAAAGGAGAAGGCGGAGGTTACGAAGACGACGATGATGAAGAAGAAGAGGGTGACAGCCCCCAAAATAACGGAGCTACCGAAAATGCGACAGCTCAAGCCACTCAGTCTCAAGGATCGTCTGTTATTGAGAATGCCCAGCAATATGCTGGAGAAATTATTGCTAATGTGCAAAGTTTAGGTGCCGCTGGGAGTGTTGCCTTAAGTTCAGCTACATATTTCCAAGCTGAGACTGTTGTTGAGTCAACGCACGACATTGTGGCAATTGTAGATATGGTTGAAGAAGATTATGATATGACTTTACAAAATTACTTTGTTGAAACGACAGCTACATTTTTAGATGATGTATCAGATGTAATTCCGATTGTGGAAAAAGCTGCTGACGCTTTATACAATGTTTCTGACAATATGGAAACTAAAGCAGAGCGTGTGGAAAGACAAGAAGTGGAAGCAGAACAAAAAGCAGCAGAACAAGAAGCTAAACAAGCAGAGAAAGCTGAAGCGGAAGCAGAAAAGCAAGCAGAGCGCCAAGCTGAGAAGGAACAACGTCAACAAGAGCGTCAAGAAGCTAAAGAACAGCGACAAGCTGAAAAAGAAGCTAAGTCAGAGCAAAAGGCAGAAGAACCTAAACAAGAGCAAAAATCCGAAGAGAAATCTGAACAAAAATCAGAAGAACCCAAGCAAGAAGCTCAAGAAGAACAAAAACAAGAGCCAAAAGCTGAAGAGCCTAAATCAGAACCTCAAGCCGAAGAACCGAAGTCTGAACCAAAAGCCGAACCACAAGCTGAACCCCAGGCTGAGACACCAATACCAGAAACTCCCGTTGACAACGATCCAGTAGATGAAATAAAACCACATTCAGATGTAGGAGGCACTGATGATGGAGGATTTGACTTTCCGAAAGTAGAAACACCATTTTTAGATGATACTAGTGTGAGACCAGTTTCCCCAGTCGCAGGAAATGCAAACGTATCACCAGCAACATAAAAAGGGTGGAAAATATCAGTCTTAGTGTAAAATAGTTTATGTCATCTTTTCACCTACATGATATACAAAGAAAAACTGGTAAGTTTATCAGAAAATTCGGCACACACGACGATATAGATGCTGGTGTAACAAGTGAAGCTATATGGAGTTATGGTGATGTTGCTGGAGATTATGTTTTCCCAAGTGACTCTGGAGAAACAATGTATATTTCTAGTAGTAACGCATTAGATACAATGCCTGTTACAATTCAAGGTTTAGATGAAAATTTTCAAGAAAAAAGTCAAACAGTAATATTAACTGGACAAACTAGAATAACACTTGATGGAAAATGGTCTCGCATTAATCGTGCATTTAATGATGATACTAATGACATAGCTGGCAATGTGTTTGTTTATACAAATGGTGCAAATACAGACGGAACGCCAGATACAGCAAGCACAGTAAAAGCGATTATTGAAAATGGACACAACCAAACACTGCAAGCAATTTATTCAGTGCCAGAAAGTAGTTTATTTCATCTTTCCTCATACCATGTTTCTTGTGATGCTCAAGCGCCAAATACTACAGCTAACTTAACAATAACATTAATGGTTAGAAGAAAGGGCTCTGTATTTAGAACTCAAGAAATTATTGCCGTATCAAACCAAGCTCCATCAATCGTAAAATTTGATATGCCTATAGCTATACCAGGTTGTAGCGACGTAATGTTCAAAGTAACTTCAGCTACAAATAATAATATGCACGTTCATTGTGTATTTGAAGGAATGTTACTATAATCAAGTGTAAAGTAAGATATGATTCAAGAAATCTTATCTAAATCTTCTGGCGAGCTTTTTAAGATGGCGTTGTCAATTATCGGTATTACTTGCTTAATTTTGCATATTTTGCCCAAAAGTGAGAAAAAGTCTGGGTTTTTTGGATTCATACAAGAAATAATGAAATTTTTTAAAGCCAAGAAATGAAAAAACTGTTTACTACTCTCCTTTTACTACTACCACTAGTTCTTAATTCTGCCGTCATTGACTTTACTGGCGGAACCGTCATTTTCGGTGACGAAACATTGGAAAATCAAACGACCAACGGTCAAGGGCTTTTTAGTGCCGTATCACGTTATGAAGAAAATGGCTTCTTTTTAGAATATGTCTTGACTGAAGGCTCAACATATGACTGGAGTCAAACCATTGGTAATTACTATGGTGAATCAGAACCAAATGATGTTATTCATGGTCATTGGCCAAACCAAGATGGAAATGGTTTAGACTATATAAAAATTGGTAAAATTGATGGAAGTTTTTTTGATTTGGAATATTTTGCATTGACATCCAATACTGAAATCGGTGGAGGACACGCAACTGGAAATGAAAAAGTTTACATTCAAGGATTTAAGAGTAATAATAGAGCTTTATGGGAAACAGAAAAATATTTAATTCCTGGTAACAATTGGGGTGTTGATGAAACATATAATGTATTTTTAGGAGATGACTTTAATGAAATTGAATGGGCTACAATAACTGGCAGTGATGCATTTTGTTTTGGAATGGATCAATTTACCTTTGACGAAATTGCAGAAGCCATAGGAAACAATGGAATTAATTTAACAACAGGTGAAACAGGGCCTAGTATTCCAGAGCCTTCAACGTATTCTCTTTTTATTGGATTTTGTGTATTTTTATATGTAGCAATACGTAAAAGAAATGGCAATCAAAAAGACATACGATGATTATAAACAGGCCGCACCAACAGTGCCTGGGCCAACTTGCAAATACATAGATCATGTAATAGATATTCTTATTGAGGAAGTCAAACCAATGATTCCCGCAAAAGACAAACCTCACTATTTGGAGGTTTTACATGTACTTAAAAATCAAATGGAATACATAAGAGAATCCAACAGAAAATTACGCGACTCCTCTAAATACTGGAATGATGTCTCAAAACGCTTATAATAAGTGTAAAAATACTTATGTATAATGGTTCTGAGGAAGTTTTTTTGGAAATAGATAATCATTTTTTATCTGGATTATCTAATGTTGCCTTTTCTCATAGTAGACAAGAATCTAGTAACTTATTATTAGTTAGTGGTGCAAGAAAAATACACAGACGAGAAACCGCAGCTCCATCTGTCACTTGTACTTTTGATAGAACTTACATGAACCAAGATTATGTAAAAACGCTAACAGGTCGCTCAAGTATCACTGGTACTTTTAGATACGGAACTGGTCTATTAGATTTTGACAATGCGGTCATATCAAAGTACAGCGTATCAGTATCACCAGAATCATTACCCAAAACAAGTGTGACTATGGATATATATGGTTTATTAAAACCAGCATTAAGGACAACTCGTCGTGGCGATTCCAGTACTGATGATGATGATAAATTTAGATATACAAGCGGATATGACCCCTACAAAATTGAAAAATTAAGTCCAACTGGCATAAGTTTAAATTATGATAATAAAACCTCGCCAGTTCAATCATTTAATTATACAGCTAGTTTTAAATTTATACCCACCTACGAAATCCTTTCAAATGTAAGAGACACTACAGATGGTCGCCCAGAATTTACAAATAGATTTTCAGCTACGACAGTAAAGTTATTAAATCCAATTAATATTCAAACCTCTGCAACTTTAGAGTTGTTAGAACCAGAATTTGAAAATATTACAGGATTAATTGGAACAGAAGATAATCAATTTTATTTGACAGATCTTCAGGGGGGAGAGTATTATCCAAACGCAAGAGATATTCAATTTTCAATTAAAGGCGAAAGTGGCAATGTGTTAGATGAGTTCCCAATACCTCAAGCCATGTTGCAATCACAAAACATGTCAATAACGACAAATGACACGGTTAAGTTAAGTTTGTCTCACTTAGGTTACATGTTTGCTGATTATTAAGTGTAAAAAAGCCAAATTAGATTTACTATTAGATATGGTTAAGTTTTGCTCTGAATGTGGTACAAAAGTTGAATATAAATTCAGCCCTCCTAAATTTTGCTCTAATTGTGGAGCTCCAATGGGAGGAACAAAAGTAGAAAGACCTTCGACACAACGTCAAGAAATTTCTAGAACAAACAAAATACAAGCTGTTAGCGATAGTGAAACAGACGCTGAATATGTTCCAGACATTTCTAAGCTAGAATACGAAATTGATACTTATGGTAGTCAATATAATCAAACCATCGGATCTTTGGGCGGAAAAAGTATGCCCAAAAGAAGAAAGATAGTTAAAAGAGATATTGATGACTTTAGGTAAAAAATGTTTAGATTTGAAGACAAGTTACAAGAGATAGAACGAGCTCTTGAGAAAAAACGTAACAAGTGGGATTTGGATGCAGTCCCATATGTTGATTATGATGATATTAAACAGATTATCATGACCCACATTTATAAAAAGTGGCATTTGTGGGATCAAACAAAACCAATAGAACCTTGGTTAAGTAGAGTTGTATCAAATCAATTTAAAAACCTTTTAAGAAACCACTATGGTAATTTTGTAAGACCTTGCCTAAAATGCCCGTTTAATCTTGGTGGAGATCATTGCCAGAAAACAAAAAGCCAAATACAAGACAACACTTGTGAAGAGTTTGCGTATTGGGAAAAAAGAAAAAAAGCCGCTTACGATATAAAACTAGCTGTTACAATAGAGAACCACACAAACGAAATACACGAAAGGGAAGATAATAATCTAGATTTAGAAGAAGCAACAGAAAGAATATCAATAGAACTAAAACCTCAACTTACGCCCAAACAATATCAAGCATTTAGAATGTTATTTATAGAAAACCACCCAGAAGAAAAAGTTGCGGTGTTTTTAGGATACAAATCAAACGAAAAGAAAAGATCGGCTGGGTACAAGCAAATTAAAAACCTCAAAAAAATCTTTCAATTAAAAGTAAAAGAAATACTAAGAAACAAGGACATAATATGAGCGAATTAACAGAAGAACAAAAAGCCCAAATTTTAGAAGAGTTTCAAAAGAACCCCAACATCATTGACATCACAAAGATTATATTCAATGATGATAGTTTAGATGGGCGATCAAAGGAAGGTCGAGCGGTTACAAAGTATTTAGCCGAAAACGGTCTAAAAGCGCAAACCACCAAACATAAAAAAGTTGAGTCAGTAGAATTAACACAAGAACAAGAAAACATTATAGAACAAAGACTTGATGCAGGTTGGTCGTCTTTACAAATAGCAAAGGAATTATTTGGCAATTCTATTAGAAATTTAAGCAAAGAACAAAGAACTGTTCATGAGTATATTTTAACATTGGGTAGAGAGGCTCCACCAGAAGAAGAGGCGCCTTCTTACGTAGCCCCACATGCTATTTCAAGAATAATTAAAAAAATTAATGATTCTACTGGATACGGTTTGGAAGAAGGTAAGATGTCAAGACATCAAACGGTTTGTTGTGAAAAACTAAGAATTAATTTAAATAACTCTAGGTTTGTAGCTATTGTAAATAATTATACAAGTCTTCGAGACAAAGAATTGTTTGAACAAGAATTTATACGTTTAACTTGGGATAAGCCAGACTTAACACCAGACGAATTAAATCTTTACATGAATGTGTGCAAAGAAATAATTAACTTAGAATTAATTACCTCACATTTACAAAAACTCAACGACATGTTTGAGTCTGCTGATGACCAGGATGAAATGACTGTAAGGTTAGCTGAAATTATTAAAGCAAAAAGTTCTGAGTACCATCAGTGTGAAAGCCGTATTGAAAACTTAACTAAAAAGCTACAAGGAGATCGTGGAGAAAGAATGAAGAATAAAGCAAAAGAAACTGCTTCATTTTTATCCATTGTGCAACTCTTCCAAGAAGAAGAAGAACGAAAAAATATGGTTCGTATTGCAGAAATGCAAAAAGAGTTGATTAAAGATGAAGCTCAAAGACTAGAGGGTATGGCGGCTTGGAAAGCTAGAGTTTTAGGTATAAGTGTTGATGATGTCTTATAAATGCAAAGAGTGCGGAGCAGAGTTTGAATCCGAAAAAGCGTTACACGCCCATCTCAAGGCGCATAAGATGTATGTGGCTGATTACTATGTAAAACATTATCCACGCTTTAATAAACTCAACGGAAACCCTTTACCCTTTAAAAACAAAGATGAGTATTTCCAAAACGACTTTACCACAAGAGCTCAATTAATCAAATGGTGTGAAACGGCTGACCAGGGTGAAGTAAAAGATTATATTGTCAAGGTGGCAAAAGATAGGATAAAAATTAAAAAATATAAATTTATGCCATGTCACTTAGAGTTGGAAAATAGACAATTACCAGGTATAGATATATATAAAAAGCATTTTGGCACCCTCTCTCAAGCTTGTGAAGCTATTGGTGCAAAACCAATATTCTACAAAGGTTTGACCCCAGAATTTTACAATGATTTTAACGAAGAAATTATTATTGATACTCGTGAGCAAAAGCCATTAAAATTTCCAAAGTCTAAAATAATGAAATTAGATTTTGGGGATTATACACTGGCTGGAGATAAATTCAGCAATACATATGTAGATAGAAAAAGTGCGACAGACTTTTTAGGAACATTCGGAGCAGGTTACGAAAGATTTAGAAGAGAAATGGAAAGATGCAAAGATATAAATGGATACATGTATATAGTTGTAGAAAAGTCTTTAGAAAATGTAAAAAAAGAATTATATTTTCAAGCAAAGCGTGGCAGACGTGCTCCAAGGTTAGATTGGATTGTTTCTAACTTAATTAAGATACAACATGAGTTCGCTGACAATTGCCAGTTTGTATTTACTGATAGTAGAGCGCAAAGTGAAACACTTATACCAAAACTTTTGGTATTGGGTAAGAAACTTTGGAAAACAGATTTACAATATTATATAGATAAAGAAAATGTCTTGGGAAGCGGGAAATCAGAAACCTCTCAATAGAGAGGATGTTAATAAACAAGTATTAGAACTTGAAGGATACCTTGAGGATAACAAGGCGAAGTATTGGCTGTACAAATTTTTAAAAGAAAACATTACTTTTACGACACAATTGCTCACTGGTATAGAATTATTCCCATTTCAACATATGGCTGTAAAGGCCATGATGGAGAATGATTACTTTTTGGGCATATGGTCTCGTGGTATGTCAAAATCCTTTTCTACGGGTATTTTTGCGCTGTTAGACGCTATGCTGAACCAAGGGGTACATATTGGGATCATATCTAAGTCGTTTCGTCAGTCTAAGATGATATTTCGCAAGATAGAAGATATAGCTTCTGATAGTAAAGCAGAACTATTCCAACAGTGTATTGGTAAAGTAACAAAGTCCAATGATGAATGGTCCATGCAAATTGGCAAGAGTCGTATAACAGCTTTACCTTTGGGTGATGGTGAAAAACTTCGTGGTTTTCGTTTCCAAAGAATTATTGTGGACGAGTTGTTATTGATGCCAGAGAAAATTTATAATGAGGTTATCATGCCGTTCTTGGCTGTTGTAGAAAATCCAACAGAGCGTCAAAAAGTCAGAGATGCGGAAGACCAGATGATAAAAGCTGGTAAAATGAAAGAAGAGGACAGAACTGAGTGGCCAAGTAATAAAATGATTGGATTATCCTCTGCATCATACAAATTTGAATATTTGTATAAGTTATATCAAACATATGAGAATATGATTTTTAATCCTGGGGCAAAAAACCAAGGGCGTAGATGTGTGATGCAGTTTTCTTATGATGCCGCTCCAAAAGCTTTGTATGATGAAAATTTGATTACCCAAGCAAAAGGTTCTATGAGTCAATCCCAAATTGACCGAGAGTTTAATGCACAGTTTACAGATGATAGTGCTGGATACTTTAAAATTAGTAAAATGGCTGATTGCACTATTGTTGATGGTGAGTCCCCATGCGTTGAAGTAGCTGGAGAGCCCGACGCTGAATATATACTTGCTTTTGACCCCTCTTGGTCTGAATCTGAAACATCTGACGATTTTGCTATACAGGTTATCAAATTATTACCAGAACAAAAGAAAGGCGTTCTAGTGCATAGTTATGCTTTACCAGGCACAAATCTAAAAAAGCATATAACATACTTTAAGTATTTACTAGACCACTTTAACATTATTATGATTGTAGGGGACTACAATGGTGGTGTTCAGTTTATTAACTCTTGTAATGAAAGCGATCTATTTATAAAAGAAAAAATAAACATAGGTTGTTTTGAGGCCGATTTTAATAATCCACAGAATTATCATGATGACTTAAGACAAGCACGTAGAAGTTATAATGTTAATCAAGGAGTAATATGTAATTTAAGAAAACCAACATCATCTTGGATTAGAACAGCTAACGAAATGTTGCAAACATCTTTTGATAGAAAGAAAATATACTTTGCCGCTTCAGCCATGGACGACAACTACTCTATGCAAAAAGCTAAAAAAATACCAATAAAAGACCTAAAGTTTTCTAAATATGAAGACGAAAAGAATGTTGGAGCTAAAATGATTGAATTTATAGAACATCAAAAAGATATGTTAGACTTAACAAAAGCAGAATGTGCACTTGTACAAGTCACAACATCTGCAGGAGGCAATCAAAACTTTGATTTACCACCAAACCTAAAGAGACAAAAGGGCGCAGATAAGCCAAGAAAAGACTCCTATTCCGCTTTAGTACTAGGTAACTGGGGAATGAACATATATTACGACATGATGGAGACTCCGCCAGAAAATAATCAAACCTTTACTCCAATGTTTATATAGAAAAGTTGTCAAAGTTACTTTAACTTTGTGTAAAGAACTTTATAATAAACTGATATGCCTAGAAAATATACAAAAAAATCAAGCTATTGGAAAAAATTTGACAAACAATCCGTAGCCAATGAAAGTCAACCTGCTCAAATCAGCATTGACCCAATTTCAGCTGGAACACCTTATCACGTTTCCGAAGCTTCATACGGCAGAAATGGTTCTGCTGGAAATTTATCACAAACCACAACAAATACAAGAGTTAATAGATCTGCGCTTTCTGCACCAATTAATCGTTATAGTCAAATTAGGGGTGGCATGTTGCCTTTTGAGATTTCTGCTGACGGCATAAATGTAAGAGAAGCTATAGAACTTTGTCAAAAAGCTTATACAACTGTACCTATTTTTAGAAATACTATTGATATGATGTCTGAGTTTGCCAACTCAAGTATATATTTAGAGGGTGGTAACGCAAACTCAAGAGAATTTTTCGGCAAACTATTCGACAAGATTAAATTAAACAATTTAAAAGACCAGTATTTTAGAGAATATTATAGAAGTGGTAACATTTTCTTGTATAGAATTGATGGCAAGTTTAACTTAAGTGACTTTAAAAAGTTTGCTCAAAATGTAGCAGATAGACCAGCAAGCAATAAGTTCCCACTTAAATATATTGTTTTGAATCCGTTTGAAATCGTAGCTAAACGTAGTACAGTATTCAACACAAAAGATGGAGCATATGCAAAAATCCTTTCTGAGTTTGATATGGAAAGGCTTGCAAATCCTAAAAACGATTACGATAAACAAGTTTTAGAAGGCTTAGATCCAGCAGATCAAAAGCTTATTAAAGATGGCGCATACTTTAAAGATGGTCTAAAGATTAATTTAGATAACGAAAGAATATCATATAGTTTCTACAAGAAACAAGATTACGAACCATTTGCCATTCCATTTGGATTCCCTGTTTTAGAGGATATAAATGCCAAGATGGAAATGAAGAAAATGGATCAAGCGATTATGAGAACAGTTGAAAATGTTATTCTTATGATCACAATGGGCACCGATCCAGACAAAGGTGGAATCAATCACAATAACTTAAGAGCTATGCAAACACTTTTTCAAAATGAATCAGTTGGAAGAGTTTTGGTTGCAGATTATACAACAAAAGCAGAGTTTATTATACCAGACATTAACAAAGTTATTGGTCCAGGTAAATATGAGGTTATTAATAAAGACATTAAAGAAGGTTTACAAAACATCATCTTAAATGAAGATAAATACAGTGGTGCCCAAATCAAAGCTAGAGTTTTCTTAGATAGACTAAAAGAAGCTAGAGAAGCATTTATCAATGATTTCTTACAACCAGAAATCAAAAGAATTGCTAAAGATCTTGGTTTTAGAGCTTACCCAACAGCTAAATTCAAAGATATTGATTTAAGAGACGAAGTTCAATTAATGCGTGTTGCAACAAGATTAATGGAGCTTGGAATACTAACAGCTGAACAAGGTATGCAAATCATACAAACTGGTAGATTCCCACTTGCAGAAGAGTTAGACGGCGCACAAGCAAAGTTTGTTGAGCAAAGAAAACAAGGTTATTTTAACCCAATAGTTGGTGGAATACCAATGATAGAAGAAGATGACGCCCCAGTTGAACCAGCAGACCAGCAAAAAGTTCCTGGTGAACCTGGTAGACCTTTGGGGACTACAGAAGGTAAAGTTTCAACAGAAGCTATACAAGCGACAGTCTATGAAATAGAAGCACTTCAATCTTTAGCAAAAGACGAAATGCTTAAAAAAATCAACAAAAAAAGACTCAATAAAAACCAAAAAGAAATGATCGCAAAATTATGTGAATCTGTGGTTTGTGGGTCAGAAAAAGAAAATTGGACAAGTGTGATGATTTCTTGTGTAAATGACTTTAGTAACATAGGGAAACTAAACGTTTTGAACGACATTTATGACGTTTCAGATTCTCACAAATTAGAAATTTACCCATCAGCAATTTTATATCACTCAAATGAAAGAAATTAAAAATCCATTGGTCGCCAACATTGACCGTTCAAACGGAAATATTGAAATTTCCATAGCTAAAAAGTACGAAGAAACCGAAGAGGCTATGTACAAGTCTTTTATGTCGGTTTGTTCTATGGATGACAAAGAGTTAGTTGATACATCTGATATGGATGATGATGCAACTGTAAAAGCTTGTGGAATGCAGTACGATAAAATGAGAGCAATGATAAACGAAGTTGGAGAAGGTGGACTTACTGAAAAGCAAAAGAAACTACCTCCAGCCCTTCAAAAAGTCATTTTAGAAAAAATGAAAAAAGAAGGTAAAATTAGCGAAGAAGAAGCTAAAGCTTATCAAGAATCAAAATTTTTATCTAAAGACGATCAACCCAAGGAAGAAGTTGGCCCAGAAGGAGAAATGAAAGTAGTCGAAAATCCTAAAGAGCCAAAATCAGCAGAAAAGCACGACGCATAGTGACTCCAAAATATACAACGCATTTTGATTTTGAAATCAATGCTTCAGATACAATAAACAATTTTGTTTTATCTAAAGCTAATATACAAAATTTAAAATCATTAATACCTACACAAGTAGATTTAGAAAAGAACATTGATTTGATGGGTGTTGCTTTCAATGCAGCTGTGGTCAATGAGTTTAATAAAAACGGTGATGGTATTAGTACACAAACTGCAATTGACTCAGTTCAACAGTTTGTACACAAACCGACAAATATAGAGCACGATAAAAAAAGAGTAGTTGGTCACATAGTAAATGCTGGATTTAGTGATTATTCAGATAGCTCTCTTTTAGTTAATGTCGACAAAGATACAAAGGATCCATTCAACATAGCTTTGGGTGCTGTTGTATATAAAACAGTTGATAAAGAATTCTTCGAAACATTAAGAAGAAGCACAAATCCAAATAGTAAAATACATAATTCTGTTTCTGCTAGTTGGGAGGTAGGATTTAGTGAATACAAAATTGCAGTTGGTAGCAAAAACTTAAAGGATGCTGAAATTATATCTGACCCAAATCAAATACAAGAAATGAAAGCTATGTTAAGAGGATTTGGGGGCAAGGGAAGAATGAATGATGGAACACCATTATATCGTTTAATTGTTGGCAATGTTTATCCTTTGGGAATCGGATTTACAATGAAACCTGCTGCGAATGTTAAAGGTGTTATTTCAGAAGAAAGTATGACACCAGAAGTTAAAGAAGTAAAAGCTATTGAAATTAATACTAAACAAAGCCAAGACCTTGAAAAAATAGCGGCTAAAATTTCACAAAAAATAAAAAATACTGTAAACAATATCAATATTATGGATATAGAAAACCTATTAACAGAACTCAAGAGCGATCTTCAAGAGAAAAAGTTTTCTCAAGAAGCGATTGCAAGCATGACTTCAACATTTGCTGAAGCCATTAAAACTAAAGATGAAGAGTACAAAGCTTCTCTTGAGGCTGCAGAAAACGAGAAGGCAGAAATCGCGCAAGCGAATGAAGAGCTTAAGAATTCTGTAGAATCAATTAAAGAGGAATTGGCTAGTGCTCAAGAACGCATTACCGAGTTTGAAAAAGCAAAAGCTGCTGAAGAAGCAGTTGCTACTTTCAATGCTCGTATGGAGGAAATTGATTCTATCTATGATTTAGAAGAAAGCGATTCATCATTTATCGCTGAAAAAATCAAAGGTTTAGATTCTTCAGAAGAATCTTTTGCATCTCTTAAAACAGAGCTTGAAGTATTTTGGGCTGCTAAAAACAAAGAAGCAAAAGCTAAATTCGAAGAGGAGGTTCAAGCTCGTGTTGAAGAAGAAGTTGCAAAACGTTTAGAAACTTCAGAAGCATCAGAAGAAGTATCTGAAGCAACAGACGTTGAAGAAGCTTTAGACAATGCAGAGCAAACAACTACCGAAATTCCAAACAATAA